GTTGGCGGAAGAAAAGGAGAAACAAAGACTCCTTGAAGAAGAAAGAACACAAGATGAATTACACTTTGGTTTGGTTGCCGCACCAGAACCAAAACCTAAGGTAGCAAGGAAAAAGAAAATAAATAGTGCTGAGACTAATGTATCAACTCAGCCAGCTGAGGGAGAGGTTTAATGGCAAAACCATCAACACGCCAGGAATTAATCGATTATTGCTTGAGAAGATTAGGCGCTCCTGTGCTGGAAATTAATGTTGATGATGAACAAATCGATGATCTGGTAGATGATGCCATTCAATATTACAACGAACGTCATTTTGACGGCGTTGAAAGAATGTATCTCAAGTATGAGATTACTCAAGATGATATTGATAGAGGAAAAGCAAAAAATACTAATGGGGTTGGGATCGTAACCACAACTGGAACTTCATCAATTCCTGGTTACGGTTCGACTACTTTTAATTTCTACGAAAATTCTAATTATATTCAAGTTCCAGATTCTGTAATTGGAATTGAAAAGGTATGGAAGTTTGACACCAGCACTATCTCTGGTGGAATGTTCAGTATTAAATATCAACTATTTTTGAATGATTTATATTACTTCAATTCGGTTGAGTTGATGCAATATGCAATGACCAAAACTTATTTGGAAGATATTGATTTCTTATTAACAACAGATAAGCAAATAAGATTTAATAAGAGACAAAATAGAATGTATCTTGACATTGACTGGGGTCAGCAGACTGCAGGAAATTTCTTGGTTATTGACTGCTATAGAGCATTGGATCCCGCAGATTTTGCAAAGGTATATAATGATTCATTTATCAAGAAGTATCTTACTTCATTGATAAAGAGACAATGGGGACAAAATTTAATTAAATTTAGGGGTGTAAAACTTCCTGGTGGAATTGAGATGAATGGGAGAGAAATTTACCAGGATGCCGAAAATGAATTAAAAGAATTAAAACAGATCATGGCTCTAGAGCATGAATTACCACCCTACGACTTTATTGGATAATGGCACTTAATCCATTCTTTCTCCACGGATCCTCTTCGGAACAGCGACTAGTTCAAGACTTGATCAATGAACAGTTGAGAATGTATGGTATTGAGGTCGTATACATTCCAAGAAAAATCGTAAACAGGGATGAAATCCTCGCAGAGGTGCAGTCTTCTAAGTTCGATAACGCATATATCATAGAGGCATATTTAAACACGTATGAGGGGCATACTGGGGGCGGAGACATCCTTAGTAAGTTCGGTATGCAACTGAAAGATGAAATAAATCTTGTTATTTCAAGAGAGAGGTATGAAGAGTATATTGGCGCATTCATTCAGGATGAAGATCCATATGAAATTGAAGTTGCACTAAGACCTAGAGAAGGAGATATAATTTATTTCCCTCTTAGCGAAAAGTTTTTCGAAGTTAAGTTTGTAGAGCACGAAAAACCATTCTATCAGTTAGGAAGAGGTTATACCTACGAACTTAATTGCGAACTCTTTGAATATGAGAATGAAGTTCTTGATGTTGGTATACCTGAGGTTGACAGAGCACTTGAAAATGTTGGCGAGATTATAACACTCAAGATGGTTGGTTATGGTGAAACTGCAGCAGTTGGTGCAGATATTAATACTGGATATGTAAGAACAGTATACATTAATAATGATGGTTATAATTATACATCAACTCCAACGGTAACTTTTGAAGCGGCACCACAATACGGAAGAACGGCAAAAGCAGTTGCTATCACAACTTCTATTGGGGGAGTTAGATCTCTCAAAGAAATTGTTTTAACTGATGCTGGTTACGGTTATAGACATACACCTACTGTAACAATTACTGGAGGGGGAGGTGTAGGTGCAGCAGCTACCTGTTCTATTGAGTTGTATAGGAAGGGTGTTTCTAGGGGAGTAATCATTAATAGAGGAGAAGGATATACTGGAATACCTTCTATAACTTTCAGTGGTCCCACTTTTACTGGAGCAGCAGCAACTACTGTCATCATTAACAATGCCGTTGATAGAGCAGTAATTACTGATGGAGGAACAAACTATTCTCCAAAATTAGCGATAGGAGTTACATTTAGTTCTCCAAATCCAGTTGGTTTTGTAACGGGTTCAGTAACTGCTGTAGCAGCAAACGATCAACTATCAACCTTATCTATTGTTAATGCTGGAATTGGACACAGTGTCGCCCCAACACTGACGTTTAGTGCTCCAACAGGCGCAGCAGCAACTGCTACAGCAACAGCAGTTGGAGGATCTCTATACGGCGAACAAATTTCTAGTGTTTCGATTGCATCTTCTGGAAGATACTATCTAACTGCCCCAACAGTAACTTTTGATAATCCAACAGGAATTGCATCAACTGCTACTGCAAATACAACACTATCATCTTCTGGGGGTATATCTACATTCTCATATACTCTACAAAGTGGCGGCAGATATTACTTAGCACCTCCAACATTAACTATCGATTTCTTATCTCTATCTCCAGCATACATAGCAGATTCTTACTTTGGGTCTAACGCATGGAAGATTGTTAATGCAGATCCAAATAGAAATATTACGTATCTAGGAACTGCGTCAACTACATCAATTGGTTATAGCGGTGCCATTCAACTTGCAGCTAAGATTCCAAGTTCGTTACCTGGTCTGTCAACGTTCATTGAATTTAATAAGTTATCCAATGGAAGCAAATCTACTCAAGTAGATCTCAGAATTAATGACGATGGTTATGTTGAAATTGGTTTAGGTACGGATAAGGTAGGAGTTAATACAGATTATCTAACTTACGATTTTACTGGATTAGATGTCAGAGATGATCAATGGCACTGGATTTATATTCAATCAGAAATACTTCCAAATTTCGATCAAAGTCTATCTCTACAAGTTGATGGTGGTTTACCAGTAACAACTTTCTTTGCTGCTGGGGGAGGAGAAGTTGATATTGTTACTAATGCAGATGTAACTCCTCCAGTAATTCAAAATGATTTGAATAGCGGAATCATTGTTGATGGTATTTTCGGAACAGTTGATGCAGGAACTGCATCTTCTACTGCACCAGCATCAATGCCAACGGCAGATTCAAATACAGTACTATTTGATGATTTTGAGAACGATGCAATTGGTAATCTAAACTCAATCAGTATTGGATGCTCAATAACAAATGGTGTAGTAACTTCTATTGATAATTCATCAACAACATTATCTGGTATTATAACTTCAATTGTATCTGCGGTTATTGATCCCCCAATCGGAACACCATCAGACTTTGTTGCAACTGGAATTGCAAGTGTAAGTTCTGGAATCGTTACTGATATCACCTTGACTTATGCTGGATATGGTTATCTAACTTCTCCAGGAGTTACTCTTTCAGCACCAACTGGTGTAGCAACTCAATTTACTGCTACTGCAATATCCAAGATAAATGGAGATGGCAAACTCAGCGAAGTTGAAATAACAGATAGAGGAATAGGATACATTTCCAATCCAACTGTTAGCATATCTGCCCCATTAGGACAAACTCCAGAGGGTTATGGAAGTGTTGGTGTTGCAGGAACAGTTATTTCAATAACTCTAACTAAGACTGGTGTTGGTTATACAGAACCTTCAATTGTATCGATATCAAATACCGTGACCGATAGAGATTTCGCTACTGGATTTACAACAGCAATCGGAGAAGTTGTATTAAATGAAATTGATAATAGAATAGATAGTGTAAAAATAATTAATCCAGGATCGGGTTACTTAACTCCTCCAGTTGTAACTATTGGAGATGCTCCAATTGCTGCTGGTATTGGTACATTCTGGTTTAATGAAGTTATTACTGGTTCGACATCTGGTGCAACGGCAAGAGTTAAGCGTTGGGACGGCGAAGAGGGAATTTTACAAATTTCGATCGAAAATGGCACTTTCCTAGATGGAGAGCGAGTTGTTGGATCTTCTTCATCCGCTATATATGTTGTCGATTACTACATAAACAAGAGAGATGTACCTAAGATTGCATCTGTCGCAAATATTGATGATTATGAGCAAAATGACGAGATAGAATTTGAAGCTGATCAAATTTTAGACTTTACTGAGAAAAATCCCTTTGGAAATTACTAATGCTAGGAAGCCATTATTACCACGAAATTATTCGTAAAACTATCATATCTTTTGGGACGCTATTTAATAACGTTTCAATTAAGCACTATGATAAAGATGATCAGAACGTCATTGATGAGATGAGAGTTCCTTTGGCATATGCGCCAAGGCAAAAGTTTCTAGCAAGATTGACTCAGCAGTCTGAGTTGAATAAGTCTGTTGCGATTACACTACCAAGAATGTCATTTGAGATGACATCTCTTCAGTATGATCCATCTAGAAAGACTGGTGTTAGTCAGACTTTCAAGGCATTAGAGGGAGAAAATCTTAGAAAGGTTTTCATGCCTGTTCCTTATAATATAGGTTTTGAACTAAACATTTACTGTAAATTGAATGACGATGCTCTACAAATTGTCGAGCAGATTTTACCTTATTTTCAACCAGCACTGAATGTTACTATTGATCTAGTAAGTTCTATTGGAGAGAAGAGAGATACTCCTATTGTACTGAATAGTGTTTCTTTTGTAGACGATTATGAAGGCGATTTCACTACAAGAAGAGCACTAATTTATACCCTTTCATTTACTGCCAAAACTTATCTGTTTGGTAAGGTCAGCGATAATTCTGACGGTCTTATCAGGAAGGTACAAGTTGATACTTATACAAATACTGATCCTATCACCGCTAAGAGGGAGATGAGATATACAGTAACTCCTAAAGCGAAAGAAGATAAGAATAATGATGGCGTAATTAATACTGTAGATGATGCACTAATAGGTCCACAAGATGACTTTGGATTCTCTGAAGGATTTGAATTCTTCACAGATGGTAGAAGTTATAACATTGGCCAAGACGCTGACCTTTGATTGATAAGTTATGTCGGATGAATTTGAAAGTCTAGATCTTGCTCTGAATACCGAGTCAAATATTCAAAAACCACCTGCTAAAAAGACAGAGATTGTCAAACCTGCAGGTGATGATATTAAAAAAGACTATGAGTACACCAGAGCAAATTTGTACTCTCTGATTGAAAAAGGTCAGGAAGCAATTAATGGAATCATGGAATTGGCGGGAGAAGGTGCCAGTCCAAGATCATATGAAGTCGCTGGTCAACTTATCAAAAACGTTGCTGATACAACAGATAAGTTGATGGAACTTCAGAAAAAGATAAAAGATATTGAGGATGAAACAACTAAATCAACTACAAATAACGTAACTAATAACGCATTATTTGTAGGATCTACCTCAGAATTATCTAAATTACTAAAACAAGGATTCCTAAATAATAATACACCAGAATCATAAACAAATGTCTGATGTGAATGAGGAAGGACTGCGAAAGTGGTTCGGACAATCAAAATCTAAGGACGGAAAATCTGGTTGGGTTGATGTCGTAGACGGAGATGCATGTGCTAGGGAGAAGGGGGAAACCGCTACTCCAAAGTGCGTATCATCTGCAAAGCGTGCATCAATGAGTAAAAAGGAGAGACTTGCTGCACAAGCAAGAAAACGTCGCAAAGATCCTGGTCAACCAGATAAATCTGGAGCGGCAAAACCCACATACGTCAAAACTGATTACACACCTGATGGCGACATGGATCTTCAAGAAGTAAAAGATAAACCAGGCAAAGGCAGCGGAACAAAAGATGCCTGCTACCACAAGGTCAAATCGCGCTATAAAGTTTGGCCAAGTGCTTATGCTTCTGGAGCTCTAGTAAAGTGTCGCAAAGTTGGTGCTGCTAACTGGGGAAATAGCACTAACGAAGAAAAAGATCACGAAGTTTCAATGGCTCAATCTCAGTTAAAAAAATCTGAGAGGAACATCGCTAAACTAAAAAAAGCTTTAGGTAAGAAAGAAAAAAATATTCCTGCTTGGGTTCAAGCAAAAATTACAGATACTGAACATAATACGGATGCCGCTGCTGGTTACATGGATGAGCAAAGTTGCCCTATCTGCAACTGCGATCCATGCCAGTGTTTAGAGGGAACTCTAAAAGAGGGATCCAAAAAATGTTGGAAAGGTTATGAAAAGAAAGGGACTCAGAAATTGTTTGGTAAAACTTACAATCGCTGCGTGAAAAAAGAGTCCGTTTCTATTGAAGATGCGAATGGAAATTCGTTTATAGAATTCATTGACTTAATTAAACCTGAACCCCTAAAACCATCTAAACCTGTCATTCAGGTTCAAGAAGGTAACCCAAGCATGGATATTAATCCTGGTGCCCAC